AGGCGGAACAGCACGCCTACGACATCCGCTTGCGCGAATTGCAGGCGGCCGACGTCAAGAGCGATTTGATTCGCCACCGCGCCGAAACCGCGGCTCAGATTGCCGAGAATACGGAACTGACCCGCGCGGCCCTCGCCCAACTGGCGACTAAATAGTGTGTCCAGTCAAGATCGAGCGAAAGCGTTCCTCGCGGCATACCGCGTAACCGCCTCCATCACTGGGGCCGCCAAGGCGGCCCACATGGAGCGGGATCTGCATTACCGCTGGCTCAAGGAAGACGAGAACTATCGGAAGGCGTTCGACCAGGCCAAGGAAGAAGCCGCGCAGTCGCTCGAAGACGAAGCCGTTCGGCGGGCCACCGAAGGCGACTTCGAACCGAACGTCTTCAAGGGCAAATTCTGCTACGCCGAGTCGGACTACGTCGAAGACCTGGAAGGCAAAATCACTCTCAAGCGCGGCGCGAAGCCGCTCGGGATCTATCGCCGGTCCGACACGCTCTTGCAATTTCTCTTAAAGGGACTGAGGCCCGAAAAATACCGCGACAGTTTCAAGGGCGAGCTGACGGTGGCGGCTTCTGTCGAAGTGAAGCTCGAAGAACAAAAACTGAAGGCACTGACGGATGACGAACTCGAAAGACTTATCGCGATTGCCACCAAGCTTGCCGCCGTTGACCCTGATGATGGCGGAAGCGGAACGCCGCAAGCGAAATAAACTGGCGCGGATGTTTCCCGAAGAAGGGCCGCTCCGTCGCGAACTATACGTCCCGCACATGGCGTTTTTCGCCGCGGGGGCGACGTTTCCCGAGCGTGCGTTCATTGCCGGCAACCGGACCGGCAAGACGGAGGCGGGCGCTTACGAGCTGGCCTGCCACCTCACCGGCCGCTATCCGGCCTGGTGGGAAGGGAAGCGCTTCACGCATCCCGTCGATTGCTGGGTGGGCGGCGTGAACAACCTCACCACGCGAGATGTCATCCAGGACAAACTGCTCGGAGCGGCCGGGGAACACGGCACCGGGATGATTCCGGGCGATGCGATCATCCACATCGCGAAAAAGCAGGGCATGGCCGACGCGATCGATACCGTCTGGGTGCGGCACGCGTCCGGAGGCCGGTCGATGCTGGGGTTCAAGTCCTACGAGCAAGGCCGCGAAAGCTGGCAGGGGACTGCGAAGGACGTGATCTGGCTCGACGAGGAACCGGAACTGGAAGTCTACGTCGAGGCGCTTCTCCGGACCGCCACAACGGGCGGAATCGTGATCCTGACGTTCACCCCGCTGATGGGGATGTCGGATGTCGTCAAAAGCTTCGTCGAACCGGAGGATGATTCGGCGAAGAGCGTGAAGCACGTCACGACCGCGACGTGGGACGATGCGCCGCACTTGAGCGAGTCAGCCAAAATCGCGCTGCTGGCGTCGATTCCGCCCTACCAGCGAGACGCGCGTTCGAAGGGTGTTCCGCAGCTCGGAATCGGCGCAATCTACCCGCTCCCGGAATCGGACATCGTCGTTCCGCGGTTCGAGATTCCGGCGCACTGGCCGCGGTGCTTCGGGATGGACGTGGGGTGGAAAGCCACCGCCGCGGTGTTTCTCGCGACCGACCGCGACACGCAGCGGACGTATCTGTTCCATGAATACAAGCGCGGACACGCGGAGCCCGTTGTTCATGCTGCCGGCATCGCGGCGCCTGGCGCTTGGATTCCCGGCGTGATCGATCCGGCTTCATTGGGCTCGGGGCAGATCGACGGGCGCAATCTCATGGACCTCTACCGCGGACTGGGGCTCGATCTCGACATAGCGATCAACGCCGTCGAATCGGGGATCTATGACGTCTGGGGCATGCTCTCGACTGGGCGGCTGAAGGTGTTCGACACCTGTGCTCAGTGGCTCAGTGAATTCCGCAAGTACCACCGGGACGAAAAAGGAAAAATCGTCAAGGCCGACGATCACCTCCTCGACGCGACCCGATACGCCGTGGTGAGTGGTCTCGCGCGGGCGAAACCAACTCCGGTCGTGCCTCCGGCGACTAGCTATAGTGGCAACCCGCATCCGCAGGGATGGATGGGCTAGTCCGCGATAAACCGGATGACCAGAAAAGAACAGAAATTCATCGACCAGGCGCGCGAGCGCTTCCGCAAGTCCGAAGAGCAGGAACGGCGCATCCGCGATGAGGCGATGGAAGATCTACGCTTCCGCTCCGGCGATCAGTGGGACCCCGAAATGGAACGGCGCCGCAAGGCCGAGGGCCGGCCCGCGCTGACATTCGACAAAACCCACGTGTTCATCCAGTCGGTTGCGAACGAAGCCCGGCAAAATAAGCCAGCTCCGAAAGTGAATCCAATCGGCGGCGGCGCGACCACCGACATCGCCAACGTGATCAACGGGATTTTTCGGCATATCGACTATCGGTCGAAGGCCGATGTCGCCTATGACACGGCGCTCGACTATTCGGTTGGATCGAGCTTCGGCTTTATCCGCGCCATCACCGAATACGCGGACCCGAAGAGCTTCGACCAGGAGATCCGGATCCTGGCGGTCATCGATCCGTTCTCCGTCTATGGCGTGCTGGTGCCGACCGCGCTCGGCGAGCCGGTCCGGTACGCGTTCGTGATCAAAACCATCACGAAAGAAGAGTACGCCGACACCTACGGAGACACCGACCGGCCGACCGACTGGGAGTCGAGCGAGTGGCGCCAGGCGGGCGATTGGTGCGACGGCGACCAGGTGCGGATCGCCGAATACTGGTGGGTCGAGACGAAGAAAAAAACACTGCGGCACATCCAGGGAAAAGACGGCACGACACTCCCGATTTTCAAAGAGGACGCGCACTACAAAGACTCCTACAACTTCGTGATGGATGACGACGGAGAGCCGATGGAGCGGACGGTCGATTGCCCTTGCGTCTATTCGTGTCTCATCGACGGAACGCGCGTTCTGCCGGGTTCGAAGACCGAATGGGCCGGCGACTCGATTCCGATCGTCGCCGTGATGGGGCAAACGCTGGTGGTCGACGGCGAGGTGCGGATCTTCTCCCTGATCCGGTTCATTCGGGATGTTCAGCGGCTCATCAACATCTACGAAAGCGCGATCGCCGAAAAGATCGGCCTCGCCAACCGCGTCCCGTACCTCGGTTACAAGGGTCAGTTCAACGATCCGAAATGGCAGGACTGCAACGTCCGGAATTACGCGTATCTCGAAGCCGACGTCGTCACGATCAACGGGACAGCGGCGCCGCTGCCGCAGCGCCAGCAGCTCGAAGAACAGATCACCGCGCTTTCGAACGCCCTGGCGCGGGAGATTGACAACCTCAAGGCGGGGATGGGGATCTTCGATGCCTCACTCGGAAACAACTCGAACGAGATTTCCGGAACCGGCATCAATGCCCGGCAGCAGCAAAGCAACGTGACCAATTTTCACTTCTCCGACAACCTGCAACGCGCTCAGTGGGATCTGTCGAAAAAACTTTTACCCGTCATTCCGAAGATTTACGACCGTCCGGGCCGTCAGGTGCGGATTGTGGGCGAGGACCAGGAACAATCCGTCGTCACGGTGAACCAGCCCTACATAGACCCGAAGACCGGACAGAAAAAGCACTACGCCCTCGATGCCGGCGAATATGACGTGACGATCGCGGTTGGACCTAGCTACACCACCGCCAGGGCGGAAGCGGCAGACACGCTCCAGCAGTTTTTCAAGGCGGCACCGAACACGGTTCCGCTGCTCGGTGATCTCTGGGTCGGGAATCTCGACTATCCCTGGTCGCGAGAAGCGGCGCGGCGGCTCAAACTGGCGGCGCCTCAGAACATCGTCAACGCTCCGGAAGACGGACCGAACGCGATCCCGCCGCAAGTGCAGGCGCAGATGGCGCAACTCCAGCAAGAGCTCCAGCAGGCGCATCAGTTCGCCGCCGCGCTCCATGAGCAGATCCAGACGAAACAGCCGGAAATCAATGCGCGGGTCGCGATTGCGCAGATGCAGGAAGAGACCAAGCGGACGATTGCGATCGCAACGCTCAACGCTCAGCGCGGAGAGGCTCTCCTCGAAAGCGAGGACGAAGCCGCCCAACAGCTCGCCGCCCACCAGATGGCAGTGCGCCAGCAGGCAATGGACCACGCGCATGACGTGGCCATGACCGCGGCGAAGCTGAGGGCGGCCCGGCTCCAGCAAGGGCAGCAGCAGCAATTCGACGCGGCCAGCCAGCTTTCGCAGCAGGCACACCAGTCAAATCAGCAGCAGGCGGCGCAGGATGCGCAGCTCGCGCAGCAGCAACCGCAAGACCAACAGCAGGACCCGCAGGCGGCATAAAACCATGAACAAGACACTCCTTTCGATACTCGTTTTTTTGAAGCTCTCCTGTTGCGCTTTGGCGTGGGGACAGGCGATTCCGGTCGAGACCACGCTCGTGAACGCGGTCACCGAAAAGGCTACCGTTTTTCAGTTGACCAGTGGCGCGGGGATTTCTCCGGCGTCGGCAAACTTCCTGTTCATCGACCGCGAACTGATGCCGGTGACCGCGATCAGCGGCGCCCGCGTCACCGTAACGCGTGGCCTGGCGCATACGCCGATTACCGGCCACGCGGCCGGGGCAACTGTTTACGCGGGCCCGGCGGCGATGTTCACAACGGTTGACCCGAGTGGAGCTTGCACGGCGCCGTCGACGGCGATGGTGATCAACACCAACTCCGGCAACTCGTCGGCGTGCACGTCGGGAAGTTGGGTACTCACCGTTTACGGCGCGGCTTCCGGAGGCGGCGGCTCGACCGGCAACGCGACGTCCATCCAGTCGACCGCGGTTTCCTCGACCGCTCCAACGGACGCGCAGGTCCTCGAATATTCCTCGGCCAACGCGCAATATCAGCCTGTTGCGCCGTGGGAGGATTCCCGTCCGATGCAGGTTTCCGCGCTGAAGCCGAACGGCACGGCGACGAACTACCCGGCGGGCGGCACGATTACGCTGTTGAGCGCTTCGGGCGCGGGCAACGTCGACATGATCCAGGTGGCGATCAACGACGCTTCCCAGTCGAGCTATCCGCAGGGGCTCAATATGGGACCGAACTCGATCATCACGATCTGCACGAATGGCGAGGCCTCGCCCTGCCAGCAGTCCGACCTCGGGACGTTCTTCGGGTGGCACGCCGAGCCGGCGCAGCCGTTCTCCTCAAGCGACACACTGATGGTCACCGAATACGCATGGACCGCGGGCAGCGGGACGCAATACTGCAACGGTTGCTTTTCCGTGGGCGGGTTCCGCCGGATCTTCATTCCGTATACGAACGGCATCACGATCACGATCACCAGCGCATCTTCGGACGCCGGCCGCGTCTTCAGCCAGGTTTACTATCACACCGGCTCCGTACCGCCGCAGCTCACCGGGTCGCGGCGCAAGGTGTTTCACATTGCGCAGGCCGGAACGCCGACATCGCCCTTTCAGGCGGTGAGCGCCTTTGCGACGCAAACCCTCGCGAGTATCTCGGGGCGCGGTGAGATCGAGAGTATCTCGCAGGTGATGTTCCAGGGCTCGGCGACTTCGCCGATCTGGCTCGAAGGCGCGGAGTGTTGGACGATCGACGGCGGGACCTCGCAGTGCGCGATGGGGACGGAAGATTTCTTCGGCGGGCAATATTACTGGGGCCAGGTGCTCAACGCGACCGATTCGTGGGGAGCGCTCAAGAATTCGTGTTTCTCGACGAGCTGTGCGGCTTACGCGACGACCGCTTACCGGTACTTTGCGAACAAGCCCGCGAACAACATGACCTTCAATTCCTCGTGGTCGATCAACTGGACCAACGGACACGTGAACGAGCCGTCAACGGGCTCGAATCCAGGTACGACGAACGTGTCGGCAACCGTCGTTTACTGGCTCGATCACTGATCGGGAACGCGAACGGCGACTACATAAGAGAACGGCCCATCGGTGGGCCTCCAGAACGCCGAGTACACGAGGAAACAACCTTGACTGAAGAGATAGTTGCACCGAAATTAACGGATTTCCAGCAATGGGAAGCCACACCCGAAGCCTCGCCCGCCTCTGCGGGAGAGGTGGAAACTGCGCCGGCCTCGGAACCGGAAGTTGTTCAGGAAGCCGCCAAGGGCGGCGACGAAGACGAAGACGACAAAGACCTACCGAAAGGCTTAAAGAAGCGATTCCGGAAATTAACGGGAAAAATTCGCGACCTCGAAACGCAGCTAGCCCAAAAGCCAAGCGCGGCGGCCGAGCCCGAAAAGGCAAAGCCCGAGGCAAAACCGGCAGTCGCGACGCCGCCCGGAAAACCGCAGCTCGCTAGCTTCGAGACCTACGAGGATTTCGTCGAGGCACTGGCCGACTGGAAAGCGGAACAACGCGAACAGAAGAAGGCGCAGGTCGAGAAGACGAAGCAGAGCCAGACCGAATGGCAGAAGCGCATCGCGGACGCGAAAACGCGTTACGAGGACTGGGACGAAGTCGTAAACGAAGCGACCGACGTTCCGGTTACGCCGCATATGCAGCAGACGATATTCGAGATGGAACATGGTCCCGATGTCGTGCACTATCTGGCGTCAAACCCCGAAGAAGCGAAGCGCATTTCGAAGCTTTCGCCCCTTTCGCAAGCGCGGGAGCTGGGAAAGATCGAAGACAAAGTCGCCGCTTCCGAGGAGCCTCCTGAGAAAAAACCAGCCGTGAGCAGGGCACCTCGCCCCGCCAAGGTCGTGAGCGGCAGTTCCGCAAATGACTTGGGGAAGGAACCGGACCCGTCCGACTTCGCGAAGTGGTCGAAGTGGAAGGACCGGAAAGAAGCCCACGACCGCGGCGACTGATCCCGTTGGGCTGACGGCCGCGAGGTAGACAGCCCACCCCAAACCAAAACTAGCGCCGTGAGGCGCGAGGAGCAAGACAAACGTGCCTAATCAATATCAGCCGTGGCAGATCTTCACGAACGAAGCCATGCGCATCCTGAAGAACAAAACGGTCTTCCTCAAGGGCTGCAACCGCGATAACGAGCACCTTTTCGGCAAGACCGGCATGAAGGCCGGCCAGACGGTAAACGTCAGCCTGCCCGCCCGCTATGTCGGCCGGACCGGCGAAGGGTATCAGCCCGAAGGCTACAACGCGACCAGCGTCCCCGTGACGGTCCAACCGCTTGCGGGCGTCGATGTGGATCTTCCCTCGACCGACATCACGCTGTATCTGGACGACATCAAGAAGAAAGTCCTCGCGCCCGCAATGGCTCAGCTTGTGAATAACATCGAGCGCGCCTGCCTCCAGATCGCCTACCAGGGCGTCGCCAACTATGTCGGCACAGTGGGCAGCGGTGTGGCCACCGCAACCGTTCCGCTGCAAGCCAACGCCTACATCACCAATGAAGGCGGACCGGATGACGACACCCGCCGGATGCTCATCACGCCGAACACGAATGTTTCGCTGGTTCCGGCTTTGAGCGGACTCTTCAACCCGTCGACCAAGATCGGCAAGCAGTACGAGCGCGGCGTCCTCGCGAAGGAAACCCTGGGCTTCGATTGGTACCAGACACAGAACCTCTGGCAGCACACCATCGGCACCCTGGGCGGAACGCCCGTCATCAACGGATCGAACCAGAGCGGCAATTCCCTTGTGACTAACGGCTGGACCGCCGCGGCCGGTCTGCGCCTGAAGAAGGGCGACATTATCCAGATTGCCGGCGTGAATGCCGTCAACCCGATGACCCGGCAGACCTATGGTAGCCTTCGGAATTTCGTCGTGACCGCCGACGTGTACTCTGACGGCGCGGGCAACGCGACAATTCCGATCTCGCCCTCGATCGTAGCGGCTCCGGCGCAATTTGCGACCACGGACACCGTACCCGCTTCCGGCGCATTGATCAGCGTCTACAACACCGCCGCCGCGGGACAGGGCGCTCTCTCGGGAGCGACCTATGCCAATTGCCTCGGCTATCATTCCAACGCGTTCACCTTCGCAGGCCTGCGCCAGGAACTCCCGACCGGATCGACCGACATTGCTTATCAGGCGACCGATCCCGAAACCGGCGTGCAGCTCCGTTTCGTGCGCCAGTTCCAGGGCAAAGACAACGTGTTCATCAACCGCTTCGACGTGCTGTTCGCGTTCGGCGTGGTCTACCCGCAATTGGCGTGCAGAATGGTCAGCCTCTAAGGCGCGGATTTCGACAAGGGGAAAAATCATGAACTCACTGAAACGATCCATCTCATTCGTATGCGCGGCCCTGTTTGCCCTCAGCGTTTCTTACGGACAATCCGTGACGCTGACGCAAACCTCACTCACTTACTCGATCTCAAACGTGGCTCAGCTCGTCACCGTAGCCAGCGCAACCGGGATCACCTCGACGCCGGGAACGCTGCTCTTCGTCGATAAGGAAGCTATGTATGTTCTCGCGGTCAACGGCACGCAGGTGCAGGTATCGCGGGGCGAAAGCGGCACCGCCGCCGTGGCTCACGCCAGCGGCGCGATGGTCCTCGCCGGAGTTCCCAGCGCATTCTTCAGCTATGCGCCCACAGGGACATGCACGGTGTCTCAGACGCCCGTCACTCCCTGGGTCAACATCGCGACCGCCGCTCAATACCTCTGTTCCAGCGTCACCGGGACCTGGGTCGCCGGTTGGCAGAACGACCTGCAAACGCCCAATGTGACCGCCGCGGTCGCATCGGCGGCCGGTCTGATTACGCCTTCCGGTCCGTTGTTCCATGTGACCGGAACGGCAGCCGTCACCGGCTTCAATATCCCGCTCGGTTTCGCCTATGGCTCGTTCACGGTGATTCCGGATGGGACGTTCACGACGACGAGCGCGAATAACATCGCGCTCGGTTCGACGGCGGTGGTCGGCAAGCCGATCACCTTCGTTTACGATCCCGTGACCGCGAAGTTTTACCCGTCGTACTGATGACGCGGGGGCGCTCGAAACGAGCGCCCCCTATTTCCAGGAGAAATATGCACCCCGAATATCCGAAATGGCGTTATCACGCCACCGAAAAGCCGTTCATCGTGCGCGACTGCGCGCATGAAGACGAAGCCGCGCATCGCGATGCCGGGTGGGTCGATCATCCCTCGCAGATCGTCGCGGAACCAGATCTCCCGGCGCAAGTCCCCGCCGCCAAAGTCAAGACGAAGGGTAAAAAATAAGTGCAGGCCCAAGACCTGGTCAATGGCGCGTTGCGGCTGATCGGCGCGATCGCCTCGGGTGAAACGCCGTCCACCTCCGAAGCTTCCGATGGGCTCACGCTGCTCCAGCAGATGCTCGATTCGTGGAGCGCCGAGGAGCTGCTCGTCTTCGCGACGACGACACAGAACGTCTCGATGACCGCCAACACGGGGAACTATACGCTCGCCACCAGGCCCGTGAAAATTCTGGCGGCGGAGCTGCTGGTCGGGACGATGAACTTTCCGCTCGAAGTGGTGGGCCCGCAGGCCTGGGCCGCGGCGCCGGATAAGACCGACGTCAGCGCCCACATGAAGCGCATTTATTGCGATTACGGCTATCCGACGGCGACGCTCCACGTGGCGCCAGTGCCGAATTCGACGACCGCTTCGGTGAACCTGTACCAGACGACCGACCTGGCCACCCTGGCGAGCGAGACGACGACGTTCTCGATGCCGGAAGCCTACTCGATGGCCGTCATGTACAACCTGGCCGTGCTGGTGGCGCCGCAATATGGCCGCGCCGTCGACGGCGCCGTCCTCGCGACCGCACAACAGACGAAAGCCGCCCTGAAGATGCTGCTCGCTTCGAACGAGGCGGGGAAGAGCGAGCTCGAAATCCCGCCCGTCTCCGGATCGGGAGGCGCTCAGTAAATGGCCAGCGTGAGCGCAACCTCCCTGGCGTATGAAGCGCTCCGTCTGCTGGGAGTGCTCCGCGCCGGTATGGGTCCGAATCCGGACCAGCTCAACGACGCACTAGACGGTCTGAATGACGTCATCGAGACGTGGAACATTGAGAAGCTGACGGTCTACGACACGCCCGTTGTGAGCTTTGCGCTCACGCCCGGACAACAGACGTACACTTGGGGACCGGGAGCGAATTTCAACGCGGCCCGGCCGGTGAGGATCGAATGGGCGAACCTGTTGTACACGACCGGCGGCGAAACGCTACATCTCCCGATTCAGCTTCTTGACCAACGCCAATGGGCTTCCGTCCGCCTCCAGACGGTCAACTCGCCGATCCCGACACAGGCCTACATCGACGATGCGTTTCCGTCGCGGAATGTCTCGTTTCTGCCCTATCCTTCGGCGTCGTGCTCGGTGGAGTTTTACGTCTGGCAGACGCTTTCGGCGTTCGCTGATCTGACGACAACCTACAGCCTCCCGCCCGCGTATAAGCGGGCGCTGAAGTATGCCCTGGCGGTCGAGATGGCTCCGGCGTTCGCGATCGCGCAGAAGCATCCGCCGCTCTACGAGCGCATCGAGAAGACCGCGGACATGACCAAGGCAGCGATCCAAAACCTGAACCTGCCGAATCCGGTGATGGTCTGCGATCCGGCGATTCTGGGCCCGCAGCTCGACGTTCCGAACTATCCGAACATCCTCACTGGCTGGTACTAACCCGATGGCTCAATTCAACTTCATCGGCGGCAGTTACCAGGCCCCTTCGCTGAACGAGGATGCGCAGACCTGTTACAACCTCTATCTGGAAACGGATGAGAGCGGCGCGGGCAAGTCGAAAGCCATGCTGCTGGGGACGCCGGGACTGAACCTTGAGGCGACGCTGTCACAGGGCGCCATTCGCGCGATGTTGCAGGTGGGCTCGGAATACTACGACGGCGGCGGCCGGCTGTTCGTCGTGGCGGGTTCGAAGTTGGTCGAGGTGAACGCCACGGGCGGCGTTGTGGGCGGTACCGACCGGGGCGACGTCGGTAACGACGGCCTGCCCGCACAGATTTTCGTCAATGCGGCGACGACCGCGGAAGGGCTCTCGGCGAATCAGGTCTTTGTCATCTCCGCGGGGAACACCTATCTCGACGGGGGGGGCGCCGCGAATGGCGCGAACGCGCAAAAGATCTATTTCGCAGCCGCGCAATATGCCGGGACGGTGAATGTGATGAACGGCAGCTCGGGCGTCGTGTGGGCCAGCGGCACGGAGTTCAGCGCGGACCTGGTCGGCCAGACGATCGAAATCAATTACGTCGCTTACACCGTGGGGACGTTCGTCGACAACTTCAACATCGACCTGACCGCCTCATACGCGGCCGCGACCGCCAGCAACGTGACCTACACGGCGACGTCGGATTCCACGACGGCGCTGACCGCCCGGTCGGGCGGCTTCATGGACGGCTATTTCTTCGCGGTGAAGCCCTATAGCAATCTGTTTTTCTATTCCGCGATCAACGACGGGACGCAATGGTCACCGCTGTCGTTCTGCGCGAAGCAGGGCGCTCCGGATCACATTGTCGCGATGATCTGCGATCACGAACTGATTTGGCTGTTCGGGGACAACACGACGGAAGTGTGGCAGGACACGGGCGCGGCTCCACCGGCGAATCCGTTTTCGCGCGTGACCGGCGGCCTGATCCCGGTCGGCATCGTTTCGCCCTGGGCGGGCGCGTCCTTCCTGCAGGGCGTCGCGTGGATCGGAGCGGATGCCCGCGGCAAGGTGGCGGCGTGGTACGCGACGGGTCTGGTGCCGACGCGGATTTCGACCCATGCTCTGGAGTCGATCTGGGGCGACTATAACGAGCTGACGGATGTCTCCTGCTATGCCATGCAGATCGGCGGGCATTTTTTCTTGAAGGTACATTTCCCGGCCGGGCTCACGACATGGGTCTATGACGGGACCGAAAACGTGTGGCATCAGGAGGGCTCCTTGATCAGCGGAGCGCAGGCTCCGATTCTGGGGCGGTGGCACGCTTACGTTTTCGGCGCTCATTACGTCGGATCGCTCGGCGGGGGAATCTACACACAGGACCATCATTTTTTCGACGATGCCGGGACGCCGATTACGCGGGTGCGGGCGGCGCCGTATATCAGCGACGAAAACAAGTGGACATTCTTCGGCCGCTTTCGGTTGGATGCGGAGAATAGCGGAGCGTTGAATCCGCAACTCGACTGGTCCGACGATGGCGCGAACACCTTCCTCGGCGCGGCGACGACGACATCGAACGTGGCCGGCGCGTTGGCGCAGTACGATTGGCGGCGCCTGGGCAAGTCGCGGGCGCGGGTCTTGCGCGTGACGATCACGGCGGCGGTGAAAGTGGCGCTGATCAATGCTTACGTCGATACCATCGGGGGGACGACCTAATGGCCAGCGTTTCCTCGGCGCTCTTCAGCACGCAGATGTACGACGGGAACGGCAACATGACGCGCCCTTGGGTGCTGTTCTTTTCCGCTCTCGCGGCGGCGCTGACGGGCAGCTCGACAGAGACCGGCGGCGGTTCGCTGCTCTTCACTGTGCCGGGAACGATCGGCATCCGCTCGAACGCGGCTCCGCTGATCCAGGCTCCGGACGCGCTGACGTTCTCGACCGCGGTGGCGCTGGTGAAACAGGCGCCGACGGGCGCGGCGATCAACGTGATTGTGCGAGACGCGGGAAACGCGATCGGGACGGTGACGATCGCCGCCGGCGCGACATCGGGGAGCGTGACGCTTTCGAGCGGGAGTGTGAGCGCGGGCGATCTCCTCACGATCGACATCACGACGGTCGGGACGACCTTTCCGGGCTCGGACCTCACCGTTCAGTTGCAACCGTGAGACATGCCAGAGACGATCTACAAAATCCAGCCAGACCGGACGATGGGGCTGAGGGGTTTCGCAGGCCTCGGCGCGGCGGCGGCGATCACGAACGCATCCCCAACCGGCTTCACCGTCTCCGGAGTGTTCCGCGATTCCGCAGATTTTGCGGTGGTGGTGATCTGGGACCGGGATGATTTCTGGGGGCATCCGCGGCTGAAGTACCTGCCCGACGCGAACCTGGCGGGGCTGGTGCTGAGCTTCGATTTGACGTACACCGGTTGCCAGCCGATCGACTCGCCCAAGTATGCGACCATCGACTGGCCGTATCTCGACGTCAGCCTGGTCAACGGCACCTCGGTCAAGGTTCCGCTGTTTTCGCACGCCACGCAGGCCGGAGGCACGTACACGAAGGCAACCGGGACATTCACGATCTCGACACCGGGGGCGGTGGCCTACGACCGGGTGACGCTCTGGTTTTTGAACACGGCGTTCGATTACATTGCGACCGGCGGGGAGACGGCGGCGGCGGTGGCCGCGGCTCTCGCCTCTCAAATCAATGCGAGCTATTACGGCGGAAGCTTCTCGCTTTCGGCGACGGTGAGCGGGGCGGATATCACGATCACGGCGTCGCCGGCCGGTTACGACGGAAACATGATCCGGATGTATTCGATCGCGAAAAACACGAACCTGACGGCGACCGCGGAAGTCGAGTTTAGCGGCGGCAGTTCCGCGGCGACGTGGGCGATCTCGCTCGATCTGACGACGGTCCTCACGGCGCTCGGCGGCAATGACCAAGTGAGGCAGATGTGGCTCACGTTCGCGCCGGCCCTGGTGGATTCGGCGGCGTATACCGCGACGAATTGGACGGCGGTGTTTTCATCATGGGCGGTGGCCGACCCGCACGGCATCCGGGCGCTGAAAGTGGCGGGGCCCGGCTCGGTACGGATCGAGGAAACCGACTCCTGGGTGACGCTGCATGGCTCGGGGTGGAGTTCGACGGCGGTCGGCGGTTTCTATTCGCAGGGCTTCGCGGCGGTCACGAGCCAGACAGGCGACTCCGTGACGGTCGAGTACTACTGCCAGGAGCCGCATGATCTTTGGCTCGGGACGGCGCTCTATGTGGACCGCGGGGTGATCTCGTGCGCGGTCGACGGCGCCGCGGCCGTGACGCAAGACTGTTATCTCGACGATTCGCTCGGGGTGCCGATTCTGACGCGCGTGAAATTCGCCAGTGGCCTTTCGGCGGGGAAGCATACGGCCGTGTTGACGCTGACCGCGACGCCGAATACCGCGGCGGTGGGGAACTACTTCTATTTCGATTTTCTCGAAGCCGTGGTCGGCTCCGGCGTTCCGGATGCGCCGGGCACTTACGCCACATCGGCGCCCGCGATCGACTACGACACACAGCACGGCTACCAGCTTCCGCCGGCGCGGCTCATGTGGATGATGGAAAAGCTGGGGTTTACCGGCCCGATCGATGAATATGTGGGCGTCTTCTGGTGGAACCAACGCGCGGTGACCGGGGCCACGTTTCCTTCGGTGCAGGTAGTCATCATGGGGACGTTCAACGTCGGAGACCAGATCTTTCTCGACATCGGCGGCCAGACGGTGGGCAAGACTGTGTTTCCGGCGGACACCCTGGCGACGATTGGAAACCATTTCGTTTATTTCATCAATGAGACCTACTCCGGCGTGTGGGCGGCGGCAACGTCGACGGCGGGGATCATCACGATTACGGCGCGGTCGCCAGCGGCGGCTTATGCCTATACGTTCAGCGTCAGCACGTCGAATGCGGGCGGTACGGGACCGGCGGCGGGGACGTGCACGTACACGGGAGGTTTAACTGGCGGCAACCTCGGGACGTGGATCATCGACCCCTCGCAGACGCCCGCGCTGAACGCCGCGGCGGCGGCCTGGCACGCGGATCTATTCGCCCTTTGCGCGGCATCCGGACAGGCCATTACGGCGGCGCTTTCGATGGAGCTGGTGAATACGCCGGACGATCCGGCGACTGGTCAGGTATGGGCTGCTCGTTTTCTGAACGGCGATGCCGTCGTGACCGCCACCGGCTTCGGCGGCCTGAACTCGACGCAGTGCGCACCGATGGCGAGCAACTTCCTCGCGTACCAAAAGGCCTGCTATCTTCACCTGGCGCAGCTCCAGCACGCGGCGGGGCTGACGCCGGATCTGCAACTGGGCGAGTTCCTCTGGTGGTACTTCGCGCAAGCGAATCTGGTCCCCGTGGGCTATGCCAGCTACACCGCGCCGATCTCGATCGGCACGACCGAGGCGCATGGCCTCGCGACCGGCAACGTGGTGTCGATTTCCGGGGTGTTGGGCTGTACGGCGGCGAACGGGACCTGGACGGTCACGGTGACCGGCTCGACGCACTTCACCCTAAACGGTTCGAGCGGGAATGGAGCGTATACAAGCGGCGGATTGGTGACCGGCGGCGGAATGGCGTATTACGACGCCGAGACCGCGGCCGCTGCCGTTGGGACCCTTGGGAGGAGCCTCGCCAGCTTTTGGAGTCCCTCCAGCGATCCGGCGATCAATGGTTCGGTTGACGCGAACTTCCTGGTGAACCGCCTGGCGAATCACGTGGCGGCGATCATCACGGCGGTGAAGACGGTTTACTCCGGCGCTAAGTTCGAGGTCCTTTATCCTTACGACGTCAATTATCCGAGCGTCTATGGGATGTACGCGCTGGGCGGCCGGCTGAACGCCTACGTCAATACGCCGGCGGCCTGGAAATCGCCGGGCGGTCCCCTCACGCGGATCAAGATTGAGGCGCTGGACTTCGGGAGCGGGACGCGGTCGCTCGATCTGGTGAGCCAGGCGGTGAGCCTGGCGCAGGGGTGGGGCTGGCCGAGCGCCTCGGTTCGGTATCTGTTTCCCGTCTTCAATGGCGGGTGTCCGTATCTGTACGAGCAGCAGCTCGCCGAGGCGGTGGACGTCGCGGCGGTGACGCCGTTCGCGATGGATCACGTGTGTCTGTTCGGGTGGGACTTGTCGGTGAAGCTGATTCCGGGCGCTCAGGAACTCTGAAGCAGCCGAACGGCGACTGTATTAGGTGAGGTTCGAGCGCTCCATCGACTATTTACTGATCCGGGAAATCCAGACCGCGGACGAGCGCTCGTATGAGGCGCACCGCGACGATTTCGCGCCCTCGCTCGCCGAGTATGAACCGAACCGGCATCCGGCCATCTGGTATGTGATCGCGCGCGAGGACCAGGGAACGCTGCTCGGGCTGTTCGTCTTCGTGCCGCTGAATACCGTGTGCTACGAGGTCCACAACTGCCTTTTGCGGCGGAGCTGGGGACCGCGGGCGGCGGAAGCGGGGCGCGGCGTACTGGACTGGATGTTCGCGAACTCGCCCGCGCGGCGGATTGTGGGGGCCACTCCGGCGGATCTGCGGCTCGCTGTGGCGTTCGCCAAGCGTTGCGGGATGGTTGAGTACGGCCGCAACCCGCGGAGCTTCCAGAGGGGCGGCGAGCTGCGCGATTTGATCCTGATGGGGATCTCGAAAGAGGGACCGCCGGGAGGCGGACGGGAGAAGCATGAATAGTTTAATCAGCGCCATTTTCGGGGCGGCGGGAGCCGGTGTCCTTTCGAACGCGTCGACGACCGCGGCAGGCCAGGCGGCCGCCGGGCAGAATGCGGCCGGGCAGACGGTCGGGCAGGCGATCACGAACGCCAACAACGGCATCGGGTCGGCGGTCACGAGCGGCCAGACCAACGCGACCAACGCCGCGAATTCGGCAGGTACCAACGCGACCAATGCGGCCAGCTATGCGGGCGGCCAGGCGATCAACACCGCGAACCAGGCGGCGTCGAACATTACCGGCGCGGCTTCGACCGCGGGCGGCGGAGCGCTCGATGCAGCCGGTTCCGCGAATCAGCTTCTCTCGCCCTACGCGACGACCGGCGCTCAGGCCTCGCAGTCGCTGTCGTCATTCATGGCTCCCGGCGGCGCGGGCGCGACTCCGTTCACCGCCAGCTACATGCAGCAGTACGATCCTGGCTACAACTTCGCGCTGCAGCAGGGCGAAGCCGCGATCAACCGCTCCGCGGCCGCGGGCGGGGCTTCCGTCAGTGGGGGAACGCTGCAAGCGCTCACCAGCTACGCCACGGGCGCGGCTCAGCAGGGCTACCAGCAGGCGTTCAACGATTACACGACGCAGAACCAGAACACGTTCAACAACCTGAATTCGCTTTCCCAGCAGGGCCAGACGGCGGCGGGACAGATGGGCGCCAATTTACAGAACTCGGCGCAGTATGCGGGGACGATCGGCACGCAGGCGCAGGCGCAAGCCGGGCAGCTCCAGACCGCCGCCAGCCAGTACGCGGGCAACCTCGGAACCAACGCCAGCCAGTACGCGGGAACGGCCGGCATCCAGGGCGCGGAATATGGCGGCTCGCTCGGACTGCAGGGCGCGACCACGCAGAGCCAGAACCTGATGAACGGCGGAATGTATATCGGCAACACGCAGATCGGGGCGGGCAACGACCAGGCGCAGGGGACCATCGGGAGCGCGAACGCCTGGGCGAATATGCTCAACGGCACCGGCCAGGCGCTCAATCTGGCGCTCTCCGGAAACGGCGGCAGCCTGGCGGGGATCTTCGGCGGTTCGGGCAATGTGGCGCAATCGACTGCCGGTTCTGACGGCGGCGGATACGAGGGTTAGTCATGGGAAGCACGCCGTTTAATGCCAATCAGTTGTACGTGATGCCGTCTCCGGCGGTGTCGCTGGGGCAGGTACAGAGCCTCCGCGACATGATGCTCCAGAACCAGATCGGGCAGGAGCAATTGAAGCAGCAGCAGTTCGCGAACCAGCAGGCACAATTGCAGGCGCAGAAGGACGCGCAGGCGGCGGCAAACTATCAGGCCAGCGTCGCGGCCCTCTACGGCTCGCAGCCGCAGGGCGGCCCGCCAGTCGCTCCGCCCGTTCCGGATGGAACGACCGCGCCCGGCCAGCGGCCGACGATTGTCGGTGGCACGCCGCAGGGCAACCTCATGCAGTCCGATCCTTCGGTACCGGCAGCGGCGGGCGGCGTCGACGATCCCGCAGATTCGCAAGCGTCCCCCGAAACAACGCCGGGTGCTCAGCCGGTCGCACCGGCCGCCCAGCCAAGCCCGGTCACGCCAAGCCCGGCGTCGATCCCCGTAGGCAGACGCGGAACGCCGCTGGTCACGCCAGGCGTGGGCGGTCCAACGCCGGCCGATCTGATGGCGTTGGCCGCCGACGCACACGCCAAGGCGGGGAATCTCACGCAGGCGAGAGAGTTTTGGAAGCAGTCCGCCGACATGCGTGAAAAGCAGGCCGAGGCAGATAAGTTCGCGTCCGAGGCGCAGAAGAACGCCGTCGAAACGGCGCAGAAACAGCACAGCTACATTGCGCAGGGGCTTCAAGCGGTCAGGGATGCGCCTCCGGAGCTAAAGCAAGAGACGTACGACCGCGTCATCGCGGGCGCCGTTTCGAAGGGCTATGCGGCGCCGTCCGATTTTGAGCCGAACGTTCCGAACGACGCCGCGCTGAAGGCATTCGAGCAGCGGCTCACGGAGGCCGGCGATCAACTCGCGCAACGGAAGCAAGCGATGGAGGAGCAGAAGAATAGCTCGGAGCAGAAGCGTCTCGACGACTTGCACGCGAGCCAGGTGGCGGAGGCGAACAGCAAGGCCCTTTCCGCGCAGCTCGCGGCCGTGGCTCCGGGTTTGGCGCAGGCGAACAACGCCGGTCAATGGGACGTACTCCTCGCCGGGATCGACCCGAAGGTGAGGGCGCAATTCGGCGAGTTCTCGCTCGCGAACCGCGAGAAGGCGCGGCAGCTTGGCTTGACCGCGGAACAGCAGGTGACGACGGGGCAGACGGCGAAGCGGGATGCGCAGGTGGCCAGCAATGAGGCGGTGCGGAATGAAATCGCACGCGGGGAGTTGGGGGTTAGCGCGGGACGCCTAAACATCGAGAAGCAGCGATTCGGTTATGACACCGGGACCGGGGTTTCGCCGGCCGCCGAGGCGATTGCCACCGGCAAGATGGACCCGCAGGGGGTTCGCATGATGATGCGCTCCAATCCAGGCATCATCGGCCAGGTGCTCAAGATTGACCCGAGCTTCGACGAGGCCAACATGGACAAGCGGTATCAGGTCCTCAGAGAATTTAGCGACAGCAACGCGACCAAAGCCGGCGGCCAGGTCCTCGCCCTGAACACGATGCTTCACCATGCCGACCTGTTTCAGCAGGTTGGCGCGGCGCTGAACAATACAACATTCAAGCCGGGCAACGCGGTCTATAACCGCGTCATTTCGGAGCTGGGTTACGCTCCGCCGCAGGACGCGAAGCTAGTGGCGCAGTTCCTCGCCGGCGAAGTTGCCAAGCTGTCCAAAGGCGGCGTCGCCACAGATGGCGAAATCAAGCAAATCATGAAGGAGCTGGGCGACAACGGCAGCCCCGAGCAGATCGAGCACGCCGGCGACCGCCTGATACAGATTGCCGCCGGACGCGCGATTCCGCTTCAGGAAAAAGTGCAGGACGCACGGCTCGGCAACGTCGTGAAGGTGATCGGGCCCGCGGCGCGAGAGATTTTGCAGAGGAGCGGATACGATCCGGAGACGCTTAAGAAGCGCAACGCGCCGGCGCAGACCGCGAACCCGTTCGCGCCATCCAGTTCAGCGCCGGTGAACCCGTTTCGGTAAGCGACTATGCCCGACCTAAAGACAACTCTCGAATCGGTACCCGTACCGCAAACGGTGAAGGCGGACGCCTGGGACGCTTATCAGGGATCGAAGGACGCGACGGAGCTTGCTTCGAAGCTGGCGACGATGCCGCTCCCGCGCGAGACGAAGGCCGCATTGTGGGATATGAAGCAGGCGGAAGTCCCGGCGATGCCGCAGGCCCCCGCCGTGCCTCAGCAACCCGGTATCTTGTCGCAGGTCGCACAACCGTTCATCGATTTATGGAATGGCATGGGGGCGTCCGTTTACAAGACCGGCGAAGGTGCTTATGATCTTGTGCGGAAGATTCCCGGAGCCGACCGGGTGCTCCCGGAGGTCAGCCCACAATTGCGTCAGCTCGCGGTTCCCCCAGACAGCTTTAACGGAAAACTCGGCGATTTTCTCGGTGATGCGGCAGCGTTTGCGCTCGGGACCGGCGAGGTCAATGGCGCGGTCAAGGCGGCGCAGTTGGCAGGACTCGCTGAACGCGGCATCCACGGAGCCGAGGCGGCGGCGCAAGTGAGTAAACTCCTCCCGAAGCTCGCACGGATCGGAGCCGACGCGCTAGCGGCGGGTGGCGTCACCGGCGTGCAGACCGGCGGCAATTTGCCGGCGATGGCGCTTTCGACCGGACTAACGGGAGCGACCGGCGGAGCGATTGCCGGAGTGACCGGAGGAGGCGCGGCGCTCATCGAAAAACTCGTGAACTCCAGCCCGCGGCCACTTTCGCCCAACGTCATCAAGCTAGCCGACCGATACGGCATCAAGTTGAGCCAGGGAGCGGCGGGTGGGTCGAAGTTTACCCAAGGAGCCCAGAAGGTCCTCAGCTCCACCGTGGCGCCGGATCTCTTCGAGACGCGGGCAGCGGAGAACCAGCAGGGCGTTCATACCGCGATTACCGATTTCACGAACGGCTTCGGCACCGACGCGCACGCGGCGGGACAGCATACGCTCGACAACCTGCTCGGCAGCGCCAATGAGTACCACGGACAGGCGGAGGCGAATTACAATCAGCTCGCCAAGGCGGAAGCGGCACCCGAAAACCAGAGAGTTGTACAAGTCGGGACCAAAACCGTGAACACCCCGGTTAGTACCATCCTCGACAGCCAAGGCCGTCCCGTCACTACCGGGGGACCGGCAACGGTTCCGGTGATGGAATCGATGGGAATGCCGGTCGATCTTCGCCCGGTGAAGCCAAAACTTCAGGCCATCATCGATAGCCTGACGATGGGAATTCGCCCCGTCGATCAACGCGCGGATCCGGTTCTCGCGGCGGCCCAGGCATTGCAGAACTCCGCCGACCACATGCCGGCGTCAAAGGTTGAGCGTCTACTGGGTTACCTCAAAGATGCGCAGGCGGGAAGGACACAGGCGAGCCCGCTCGCCAAGAAGATGGCCGGAGATGTGATCGGCGCACTCGAGCCGCAGATCCAGAGCGCCGTCCAGCAGGCGGGCCCTGAAACCGTAAACGCACTGCGAGCGGCGCGGGCGAATTGGGCGCGGCGGAGTGCTGTTCTCGACACGGTGAAGCAGTTGGCGGGAGACACGACCGGGCAGAGCGGCCAGGCTCGGGTTTTTTCGAAGCTCACGATGTCGCGGGATGCGAACTATCCATTACTCGCCGACGTGTTGAGCACGGCGCCCGAGGTTCGGGGTCCGCTCGCGGAAGGGTTCCTCTCCGAGCATGTCTTCAAGTCGGCGGCTGACGGGTCGGAATTCGTTTCCCCGAAGGAAGCGCGGCGAGTCTGGAATCGGTTAGGACGGCGCACAGTGGCGGCGATTTACACCCCGGAGCAGATCGCGGACGTGAATGATTTTCTTGCACTGACGGAACGATTGGCCGAAGATCCGAACCCGACGCAGCACGCGTGGATGTCGGGAATCATGCGAGGCCTGGGGCTCATTACTCACCCAATCGGCGGCGGCGCGGCCATCGGACTCGGGCGGCGGGCGGCATGGTTTCTCCTCAATCCCGATCGAACGCGGATGCTCCGCCAGGCGCTCACCACCACGAGCAACGCGGAGCGCGAGGCGCTGGTGAATAGTCTGGTGAAGGCCGAGCGCGACGCGGACGCCGGCGTTGCCGGAAGCGTTCCTCCTCCCGAGGCACCGAGCGGCCAGAATTCGGGACCATCGGCGGGCGTGAGCCCGTCGCAGGCACCAGAGACACCGCCGACTCCGAAGCCGGAGCCTGCAAAGATCCAAACGCCGGACACACCGGCCGAGATTGCGACGGGAGCGAATCCGCTCACCCCACCAAAGGCCGAGTTAGGGGAATCGGCACTCAGGGCATTTGCACAACCGGGCGATGTGCACACGGTCGATCCGCAGGAGATTCATGCCGACCCCGTTCGCTTCCAGTTCAAGCGGGACACCGGCGGCGCGGCCGGTGTCGGCGATGAACTGAAGGACGTGAAGAGCTATGATCCCGAGCTGGGCGGTGTGCTTGCCGTTTGGCGCGATCCCGCAGACGGCAAAACGTATGTCGTGAACGGCCACCATCGCCTCGAACTGGCGAAGCGTGCCGGGGCCCCGAAGGTCGCGGTGATGTATCTCAGATCGGCCACCGCCAACGAGGCCCGAACCAAGGGGGCACTCATCAACATGGCGGAAGGTCGCGGAACCGCGATCGATGCCGCGAAGGTTCTCCGCGAGAACAACATCCACCCCGACCAGCTCCAGCTAAAGGGAATCAGTCTCAAGGGCGCGATTGCGCGGGATGGTGCGGCGCTTGCGGCGCTCAAACCGTCGATTTTCGACGAGGTGATCCAGGGCGATTTATCGGTTCCTCGGGCGGCGATCATTGGCGCGGAATTGCCGAGTCATGCCGACCAGGCCGCACTCATGGAGGCGATCAAGGGCAAGCAGCTATCGAATGAAGAATTGCGCGAAACCATCGACTTTCTGAAAGGTGCGCCGAAAAAGGAAACGTCGTCGCCGGAAAATATGAGCCTGTTCGGCGACGTGGAACCGGAGCAGCAGCAGGCGATCTTCGAGATGGCGCGATTATCGAGCGATATCCGCAAGCGCATCCAAAACGAAAAGAAGCTATTTGGCATTGTGGCGGACGCCAGCAAGGCGAAAGACCTGGAAGCGGCAGGCAATCAACTGGCGGGCGAGGCCAACGCGGAGCGTGCCGCGAACGCCGAACGGGCGCTTTCGGTATACGACAAGCTGAAGGCAAGGGGCGGCATGATCCACGATGCCCTGGTGCACGGAGCGGAGAGCCTCGGGAAAAAGGGAGCGCCGGCAAGTGAGATCAAGCGGCATACTTACGAGCGGGTTCGTCAGGCGATCGAGAAGGAATTGGGGGGCGGAAAGAGCGCGGACCCGCTCTATTCGCGAAGGCCCGAAAGCGGGGCGCTTGAGTCGAGGGTCGATCCTCGACAGGGAGATCTTTTCGGTACCGGGCAGGAGTCGTTCGACTTCGATGCACCGGCCACGAATAGCAACATTCTCAAGGATTCCGGCAAGGGCGTCCAGAGAATCCCACAGACGGCGCCGGAATCGAATTTTCTTAAGCTCGGAGAGAAGCCCAAGCCGCTGCTGGCCAGGATCGCGCAATATTTCGCGCAGCCGGTGGGGGGAAAGGCATACCTGGCCAACGCACACGCGCTCGGATTCATCCTGAAGGCGGAGCTCGCGAACAACCATGTCTCGGAAGTGGGGGGCATGTTCTGCACGCCGCGCGACGTGTCGCACCTGACGGAGGGCTTAGAGCGATATCTCGACGTTTGGAATGTGCCGGCGGAGAATCCATTGCGTGATTTCCTGTGGGAGGCGAAGAAAGATGCAGGGAGGCCGATTGTCTTGATCCGTGACGACGCAACGCTGAGCGACGGAGAGATTCAGGAGACCGCCGAACACGAATTTCTCCACGCCCTGCAGTACGAGCTAGGCGGCGGCGATTTTAGCGCACATGCGGGCTATGATTTCCTGCGGACGCCTGCCGGACGCCGGGCGCAAAATTGGGTGCGGATGCATGGCTACGAGGACGGCACTGAAGAAACTATCATCGCCGAGGTTGGGGTGAGGCTGATGCAAGACGGAGCGGCCAAGAGGGAACTTGGCCTCACGCGCGAGCAGTTCGAGGACCTGAAGCGTGGCTATGCATCATCGGTGAAAGGGGCTAAGCCCTCTTTGCGCGCGAAATTCTTGGAGATTCTGAGAAAATCGAAGTATGAGTGAAGAAGCGAAAACGGGACCGTACATAGTGTTTGCTCGGGGATTTTTGGAAGCGAAACAGAATGGCACGCTCGACGAATGGCACGCCGCCGCGGACGCCAAAGGCGAAGCAGCGAACGCCGAGGCTGCGCGTATCGCATCGATCGCGGACGACGTACGCGGGCATCTCGAAGCCGACGCCCGCGTACGGGAAGAAGAGCGCCTGAAGAAACTCCAGCGCTAGCGCGTTTTTGAGGATCCCCCACCTTTCGCGGCTTTCGCCGTAGGAGTCTTGGTTGCCTTGCCGATGGGTTTCGCGGGTGGGAGAACGCCGCCGCTCGAAGCGCCGGCCGATTTCGCCATCGGCTTCTTGATTGCCGCGGTGGGAGACTTCTTCGCCGCCGCGCTGCCGGCGGTGGACTTGCGTGATGCTTTGGTGGGAGTGGCCATGCATCGATGTTGCGGCCACTCCCCCGTGCGAGTCAATCGTTTTTACGGTTTGCGGCGAACCGTCCGGAGGAGGAAGGCGTCGGGGCCGTGCAGAATCCACGCCGCCGCGAGGCGAATCGCGAACGGCACAGCGAAGGGCCCGAAGGCGAGAGCCCAATACGGCCATTCGTCCGCATGCCTGACGCACGAAGCGAGGATCATCGCGGCCCACAGCAGAGCGGCGAGGTAATACGCTCTCAGAATCATCGGCAAAGCCTCCACAAGATCAACAGCAACAAAAAGTTGAGCGCGAGACTCAACCCGAGACGGATACGGAGAGAGAGCACTTTCTCCGCGGGATGCAGCTCCCGGCGGCGCGGGACATCCTGTAAGTTCTCGCCCCAGTGAGTCACTCGCAGCCCCCTTTCGATGGCCAGGAGAGAGAGCGAAACTCCGCTCTCTCTTGCTCCTCAGCGGTGGCATCGTCACCGAGCCAGGCGACCACGGCGGCGAAAAACACAATCACGTTGAGACCGACGATTACTTCGGACATGGGGCGCTCCGTTTCTTTTCCTGCTTCCGCGCCAGGGTTTCGGCGCGGCTCAAGATCGATTGAAAGGCATCGTACAGAAAGAATCCATCGGTGTCGGTTGCGGCGAGCAACCGGGCATCCTTGAACTGTTTGCCATGCGCCAGGCGCACCAGCGCGGAGAATTGCGCGGGCGTGAAGGCCACGCGAATATCTGATCTCATCGCAGATCCACCCTTCCCCCGTACTCATCTTCGCAGCGCTCCCAATACGGGCAATGGCGTTGAGAACAAAGATTGCTCCCCCGATTCGGCATATACAGGCCATTTCTCATGCCTTCCTGGACGAGCGGGAAAAGCGCTTCGACGTGGGCGCGATCGGCCGCGTCGACCGAGAATGATTGCGGAACCAGTTTCGTCGTTTTCGTTTTCGTCACGGTGTCGAGGCGGGCTACGCCGCTCGCTCCGGGAGTGATCTGGACATAAGTCGCGAGCTGCCGGCGGTAGGACTGATCGATGCCGTGCGGCGATTTCGACGCGGTCTTCGCGTCGATGATCGTTCCGTCGAGGTCGAGCACGTCCACGCGGCCGCGGACGCGGACGCCGGCAATTTCGCCAGAGACGGCCAGTTCAACCGCGGCGGGCTCGATGAAGGGCGCGGCTTCCTCCATGTACTTGGCGGTGCAGGCTTCGCCGGTAGCGGCGATCTCCCCCGGATCTTCATCCGGCTGGAACCTGGCGGTTTCGACTTGTTCCGCCCACGCCTGGCGGAACAGGGCGACCACGCCGAACACGGGGAGATCTGCCTTTGTCTCGATTTTCTGCGCGAAGTTTTCGGCAATCGCCTGGTGAAAGGCGATGCCGAGGGCGAGGGTGGCTCCCTTGTAGTCGGGCAGGCCGAGCGCATATTTGTAATACCAACGGGTTTGGCAATCGAGCCACGTGGAGACCTGCGACGGTGAAAGCACTTCGCCGATCTGGTTCTCTTGGACGTGGACGATTTCCTTCGGCGCCGGCATCGCGATGAGGTTCGCCGGCTCCGGAGCGGGAGGCGCGAAGAGGTCGAACTGGCGGGCGCGAAAGTCGAGCACGCGATCCAGTTCGTTGCGGACGCTGACGAGTCCGGGGGTGGGGAACTTCTCCCAGAAATTCCCCGTGAAGCGAGCAGGAGCGGCGCTAGCCATTCGTTTCGGTCCCTTCGGTGGCTTCTCTCTCTTGTTCCGCGGCGATGGCGGCGGCGAGCTGCGCGGCGAACGCGTTCTGCCGGCGGTGTAGCTCCTCGCGAATGAGCTGCTTGGCTTCGAAGATCTTCGCCGTCGGGCAGGTGTTGAGGTCCAACAGGATCACGGGTTTCATGCGATCCTCCGGGATTTCGGCGCACAACCGAGCGCATCGGAGATCGCGGTGAGGTCATCGCAGACGGCGCCGAAGTAAGCCGCCGATGCGGACTGGCCGCTGTTGGTGCACTCGATGATCAGGGCAACCAGCACGCAGCGGGCGCGCTCCAGGATGTCGCACTCTCCCTCGGTGAGAGAGAGTGCGGAATTCTTAGTGGGGGGGATTAATTGTTCCACTTGCCACCCCCGTTGCGATCCATCGCGATGAACTTCGAGAGCGCCATCGCGCGGATATCTTCGGACGTGAAGCGAAGCGCGTAGTCGATCGTCTTGGCGTATTGCTCGGCCGCGGCCGCGGCATCGATCGCGTAGCGGAGCGCCAGGTCCAGGTTGCTCGCTTGGGCCGTGCTAGATTGTGAGGGTGTCTGGCAAGTCGCTGTTTCGTTATTGACCTGGCCCGCTGCATGGTTGCCGCTCCGCTGGGTTGTGTCAGCAACCGGTGGAGCGGTGGGCCGGGTTTCCGAGACCGGCGCCAGGAGACTGGCCTCAAAGCTCATGGTCCGTTTCGAGCCGTTGCGAACTTCGCGCTTCTGGATCATGAACGGCTCACCCTTCCCCACATTCAGCGCGTCGATCTTCGCGGCTTCGTAGGGCTTCACGAAGAGCTTGCGGCCATCGGTGAGGGTGTACATTACATAGTCGTGCCCGCTCTTGGGGCTAGTCCCGCGCTTGCCATCGGCGAATTGCAGGGCGATGGTTTCGGGCTTGTTGATTAGTAACTCCACCACTTCGCCCATCACATCCACCCCCGGTCGCGCAGCTCGCAGCGGCGCATCAGTTTGAGGAGTTCGACGTAGGGGTCGTATTCGTCGATGTAGCTCCAGCCGCCCTGTGGGTCGGGGCGGTAGCCATCCGCCAGGCGGCGGTCGACGATGGCCGCGGCGGCGGCCGCCGCTTCCATTTTCAATTCGATGAGTTGTTCGTCCATATTGTTTTTTCCTTTCGTTTTCGGGGTTTGTGTTCTGTTTCAGCCGATATAGTCTTATCGGCCGGTTGCGGTGGCGTTTGAGTCTTTTTTTGCTCCGCGGAGGATCGCGCGGAGCGGACAGCGAGTGGATTTCGCCTGGCGCTCGTGTGCGCCGACCAGGCGAGCGACTTCTTGCGACGAAACCCAGATCGCGCCGCGGACCGTGCGAGAGGGTAGCAGCCCATCCGCGGCCATAATGTGGATGCGCTCCACGCTCACGCCCAGCAGCTCGGCGGCCCGGTGGGCATCCATCGAGTACGCCGGCTTGCGATCGCGCACAGCGGCACGCGCCGTTTTGCAGATTTCGACGCGCCGCTTGGCTGGCACCTTGCAGCGCGACGCGGCCTGAACCGCGGGGTCGGCTCGCTTGCACCCGCAGGAGACCGTGTTCCCGTGCGAGTGCCCGAGTAGATTTTGCCCGCGGACGCGGACGTAATTGCCGCACTCGCACTCGCAGCACCAGAAGGCATGCCGGCTTTTCGATTGGCCGGCGAACGCGACCACGCGCAGGCGCCCGAATCGCATTCCGACGAGGCTCCGCACCCGCGGCGGCATCGGGATAAGCTTTTGCGCTTCCAGGTCGCGGGGTTTCATTTTCGGGTGGCCAGGTACGTCTCTAGCTCCTTAGGAGCTTTCGCGTCGATCATTCGATCCAGCAAGCGGAACGCCGATAGCTGGATGTCAGCGCTTTTCGGAAGCAAGCTGGACCGGGCGGCGGACAAGGCGGCGGACAAGGCGTCGGACCGGGCGGCGGACTCGGCGGCGGACTCGGCGGCGGACCAGGCGGCGGCGGACCGGGCGGCGGCGGACCAGGCGGCGGCGGACCGGGCGGCGGACCGGGCGGCGAACTCGGCGGCGGACCGGGCGGCGGACAAGGCGGCGGACCGGGCGGCGGACTCGGCGGCGAACAAGGCGGCGAACTCGGTGGCGGACCGGGCGGCGGACAAGGCGGCGGACCGGGCGGCGGACAAGGCGGCGAACTCGGCGGCGGACCGGGCGGCGGACTCGGCGGCGGACGTAGCTCGATTAAGTATTTGTTGCGCGGCCTGGAGCGTGGCGATGTCGATGATCTCGGAGCAGGCCCTCAATTCGACCGCTAATCCTTCCATTGCGGTGTGTTCGAGCCATATCGCCGTATGCTCCCGAACGATCCAGTCGATCGCCATCCATGCACGGCGCTGATCCGCTCCGTCTTGGCCCGTGCCGATGATGCGGCGCAAGTAGGGTTTGAGCTGCTGTCTTTCTTCGTCCGCGAGTCCGTCATTTAGCTTCCGAACGAACGCGCCGATGACGACCGATGCGCACGACGGATGGTCTGAGTGTGGCGAGCCAGCGATATACGCCACCAGCTCCATGGCGCAGAATTCGTTCTCGCCAGGAGGGTGGATGCCTCTCGCGAGCGTGATTAAGTCAATATCGAGTGGTTCGATTTGCTGATTTTTCATTTTTATTTTCCTTTTCGGGTGGCCAGGTACGTCTCGACGTCCTTCGCCGAAGCGAATGGCCCGTGGTACGAGCTGATCGGCGCGACCAACACTTCGACATCCAGCGAGAGCGAGCGCCAAGGGAGTTTCAGCTCCGCGGTGATGCCCAGCTCTTGCGAGTCGTCTTCGCCGCAATTGCCATCGTAGTCGCGGAGGCACTCGAACACGCGATACACGGTGATCGTGGAGCCGTTCGGGAGCTGTTGCTTCAGCGTCTCCAGCCGCTGAAACTCAACCTCGGACAGCTCAGGATTTTTTTTCGCGCCGCATGAGCAGCCGTTATCGTTGCAGAGCGAGTAAGCAACCGGCCGGAGTTGGGGATAGGCCTTTTCGCGCAGCGCCTCTAGCAGCCGCGAGACGCCCAAGTTTCCCGTGTCCCACATTTTTCGCTTGATGCCGCCGATCCATTCAGCAGCCGCGTCGAGATCGGCTTTCCGCATCAGTCGCTCGCGTTCCCGGTGCGCCTCCTCCCAGTCGGAGATCAGGCGCCGCTGGAATTGTTTTTCGGCCTCCAGCAGCGGCGTTTTCATTCCCCACACGTATTGATAGCTCGGAAACACGGCCTTCAATGCGATGTCTCGATCGCTGATCCAGTTCTGCCGCGCCCACTTTGCCGCGGCGGCATCGTAGCTTTGGATTTCTTCGAGCAGGGCGGCGCTGGCTTTTTCGTTCTCGATCTTCGCGTTGTGTTTCTCGCGGTCGCGCTGCAGGATTTCGAGTGCGGTTTCGCACTCGGAATTCGGACCCCCATTCAGTAATGCCGCTCCGTCGGCGCTAAGCTCAATGCCGACCAGGTCGAGATCTTCGGGTTGGATCTCGATTTCTTCGGCGCGGTCCCTGCTGACGGGCGCGTTGGTGCGCTTCATCATTTCGCGTTGCTTCTTTTCGCTGATGTTCCACTTCACTGTGCATTTCATTTGCGTGCTCTCCGGGCGCTAGATCTGCCGCGACCTGTCGGTCCCGGGCAGCCTCAGTGCGCCATGCTGAGGTACGCGGGGGAATCCCCCGCGCTTCACTATCGGGAGGCGCACGCGGAGTCGATCCACGCGGAGCCCACTTGGAGGCGATAGGTGGAATGCACGTACTGAGGGCGGCCGAAGGCGCGGCGATAGGCGTTAGGGAACTGAACCAGGTTTCCGGCCGGGGTCACGTAGTGCCATTTGCTTCCGGCAATGCGCGGCGCGATCGCGATGCCCGGCAGGATTTCTACCGGTACGTAGCGATCTTTGATTCCGGCGCTCTTGTGGAGTGCCTTGCGGACTTCTTTCGATACCTTGGTGATGCTCGTTTTCTTGCTCATTTTTCTTGCTCCTTGTAATACTTATCGGCGCTTTCTGCCCGCGCTTTAGGCTTTTTTTCGGCCCCGTCGAGGCCAACCCATCTACTACTCTTTCATGTTACCATGCCCACGTGGGCATGTCAACATTTCGGTCCTTTTATTTGTGGCGGTATTCGCTAAAAAAATGGGGGTAGATAGACATGCCCACGAAGGCATTATAGGATGGCATCATGGCTAAAAAAGTGAATCCGCGGATTGTCGGCACTGGGAAATCGTTGGGAGCCCAGCTCGTGGCGCGGCGCTACGCGAAGCAATCGCCACAGGAGAGATCGGCGGCCGCGAGGCACGCGGCACAGGTTCGGTGGTCGCGCCGGCAGGTTGTCGCCGACGCTCCGGCGACTACTAAGAGATGACTCCGCGCCCGCTCACCGCCGCGATCTACGTCCGGGTTTCGACCCAGGATCAAAAGTACGACATGCAGCTAACAGAGTTGCGCGGCTACGTTGAGCGGATGGGTTGGGCATCGATCGAGTACGCCGAGAAGCAATCGAGCGTGAAGCACCGGCCGGTCCTCGAGCAACTGATGAAGGATGCGCAGCTCCGGAAGTTCGATGTCGTCCTCGTCTGGAAGATCGACCGCTTCGCCCGATCAATGAAGCAGTTCACCGGCAACATCCTCGCGCTCGACCAGGCCGGGGTTCGCTTCATTGCTCCGAACCAGGGCATCGACACCGATAAGCAGAATCCGATGGGCAAGTTCCTCATGCACATCATGGCGGCATTCGCCGAGCTCGAGCGTGGAATGATCGTCGACCGCGTCAACGCCGGTCTGGCGGAAGCGCGCCGGCAGGGAAGAGTCGGCGGCCGGCGCAAGCGGGTATTTCGAAGAGATGAAGCTTTTCGGCTTCGTGAGAGCGGAATGAGCTTCCGGAAAATCGCCGCTCAGATGGGCGTTCCGCTTGCGACCGTGGCGGACGCGGTGAAAGCGTTCGGAAAACCCTTTTCCACGCCTACCCAAAAGTAGCGCAATCCACTGTAGTTAACTACACCCGTTTTGGCGTTCGCCATCCAAGAGTTATCCGCACGAAATCGCTTAAATCGCCCCGTAGATGGCACTTTCCCGGCGATCAGAGGCGCTAGGAGCGTTCCGCGGCATCCGGGGATTTCGACCCCACGGCCGGGGGCGTGCCCACAATTGTAGACGCGTAGGGCGGCTCCAAAAACCTGTGTTGCCGCATCAGATTTTCCCAGGCTCGATCCAGGTGTTGCCAATGGGGAGCTTTTTCGCTGAGAATAGCCGCCACGTGAGCGCCGAGCGTTATAGGATTGCCGCATCCGAACCTGGGCGCGACTACGCTCGGAATCGAGATCAGCTTCGCGCCAGGCCTCCAGAGCGCCAGCTCCGGATCCGCCGCGATCGCGGCCGCGGTGACGCCGAATAACGACAGAAAAGCGCGGCGATTCACGGCTGCCTCACCGGCCAGCGCAGGCTGATGCCGCTTTCTGGCGCGGGCTCTTCGAGATCGATAGGCGGCGGGCGATAACCGCTCCGCTTTTTCTCCTGCAGCACGTAGGAGCCGGGCGTCGGGTTCCGGCGGTAGGCGCGGGCATCTTCCCAGATGCGTTCGCCGCTCGCGTAGACGACAAGTACGCAGATGCGCTCGTCCAGGTCCTCGAACTTCATGCGGCGATCGGCACGCGCACCTTGTAGCTCGTTCTTCGCGGCGGCGCGGGCGCCATTTCGACCAGGTTCGATTTCGCCGGCAACGCCTTCTGCAATTTCACGCAGAAGTATTCGTCGAGCGGGAACAGCGCGAACGGCTCGGTTTCGCGATACGCGCGGCCGAGAAGCTGCTGGATGCGGTACACGGCATGGAAGAAGTTTCCCCGCTCCATGTTCAGGCGACGGCAGCACAGCTTCCAATCCGCCCCTAGCAGGAAGTGGAACTTGAAGATGCGGAAGTCGTTCTCGTCGAGCGTGCGTTTCGCGATGAGATAAAAATCGGCCGTGTACTCCTCATTCTTCCGGCCCCAGATGCGATAGCCCTTGATTTGCGTCGTGGCTTCTAGCTTCGCTTTGCTCATCGACGCCGGCATCTCCACGCACTCGCGGAACTTGTTGTAGCAGATGCGAAACACGTTGCGCAACACGCATCCGCAGGGCTTCGCGGCGCGGTTCGAGCGCTTGAACTTTTGCAGGCCATCGCCACTGCAGAACGCGCAGGCCACCGTAGCCAGGGGGAGCGCCGTTGATCGATTCCATTCCATTCGTATCTCCTATTTCGCGGAAAAGAAATCCAATTTCGGGGCCTTGATTCCTAGTTTCCAGCGCCATGAACCCGCGTCGCCGCTGAGGTTCTCCACGATGATAGCAAGGAATGTGTTTTTCATTACGTTAATTTTTACAAATAATTAATTGCTTAATTGATCACACGCTCGATCGGCTCGTCCGTGTCGATCCGAGAGATCGCGGCTGCGATGGTTTCGGGGATCCTGCGCTCTAGTTCTTCGCGCACAATGCGCGCCAGCGAAAACTGGTACTTGTCCGGCTCCGGTGTCAGGTCCGATGAGGCCTGGAGGATGAATTTGAGGTCCTCGGCGTCGTCGTGTTCGATCGTGATCTGGAAGATGAGGTGTCTGGTCATGAGATTGGGGGTCTCCGGAACAAAAATCCCCGCATCCCCTCCGAAGAGATGCGGGGTGAAATCGTCTGGAGAATGCTTACGTAGTAGTCGATGCTCCGATCCCGGTCGCGGTGAGCGGCTTCTGTTCGCGCATTTCGCCCGGCAACGCGGCTTCGCACGCGGTGACGTTTTCATCGAGCGTGAGTTGCATCCAATCGAGGCGTTTTTGCAGTCGCTCGACGGCTTCAGCAGAAAGCGTTCCGGTCGGTTGCGCCTCGCCGGCAACGAAGGACTTCGTTTTCCGGATTTCGAGCGCGATCGCGTTGTTGAGGTTGGCGAGGGCGGTGGTGATGTACATATATCCCTTTCGTTAGGTTGTGGAGGTCTGCCCCGGCAGCGGCGCGGACGGAGCGGGAGCGGGAGCGGCAACTGGGACGGCCGAGATCGGTGGCGAGAGCACGGCCTCCAGCGCGGCCGTCGACGCGGTAAGAGAGGCGGTGAGGTTTCCGAGCTGCTCGACGATGGCCGCAACGTCCGATTGCGCGAAGAGCGCGGTGGCGTTGGTTACGGCCTGATTCTGCGCTTGGACGGCCGTGGCGAGCGTCGTGAGGGCGGCCTGAATCGCAGCGATTGGCGAACTCATGCCAGGAGCCCCTCGGTCGGCTTGCACCTGTGCTCGATCGCCTTCGCGACGGGGACTTTCGCGTGGCAACGTGCGCACACGCCGCGCTTGATCAGGATCGAGTAGCCGTTGCTTTCGAGCGCGAGCGAGTAAGCGGGCGCTATTCGCTCCACGCCATCGTCATCGAAGTAAGTCTCGTCTTTGGTGTGCTTCACGGATTTTGACGGAAACGGAATCGGCATCAATACTTGCCGCCATGGTTGATCGCGGAATTGCAGTCCATGCGCGCCTCGCGGATCTTGCGGATCGCCGTTGTTCGGTCCGGGCCCGGCGGGACCTGTTCGACGATCACCAGGACCGCGTTCGCGAGTGCTTCGCGAACGAGGTTTGCCTTCATTTCCATCTCCATCGACCACGGCTGGTAATTGAATACGCCGCGGACCGCCGCCTCGATCTCGGGCGTCATCTTGTCGGCTTGGTTGAAGTCGCTGAAGTCTTTTTCGGTTAACATATTTTTCCTTTCTTTTCGGCGAACATCTCCGGCTTAGATGATCATCCCTATCGAGATCGCCCGGCTGACCGCCGGGCTCGGCTCGGTGCACTCTTGCAGCTCCCGCTCAAACTCGGCGCAGTCTGCGTCGCGGGCGACCGCGACGCGGGTCACGTAGCAGTGGACCGGGATACCGGAGTCGGTTTTGCCCTCCCAGATGCGCGCAGGCATCCCGTTCATCTCGGTCACCAGCGTCGTACTTTCGATGATCAGCTTCATTGGATCGCGGGCTCCTTTCCCGCTTCGAAAATCGGTCTCGCCGCGTCTTTGCGCGCTAAACGCGTTTCGCGGTGGTGCAGTCGGTCGTAATTGAGATGACACCATTGACACAGCGCCATCAGGTTTTCGTCGCGGTCATCGCCGGGCACGTGGTTTAGGTGCGCGATCGTGAGGATCACCCGCGCCGTCTTCGGGAACCGCGGGGGGTTCAGGGGCTTCTCCAGCTCGCCGCGGTTGTTCCGCCAGTCGTCGAGTCCGATAAGCGTCCACCACATCGCCGGCCGGCCCGCGATTGAGCGCGAGAACCACGACGCGTAAATCCCGTTGGGCTTGCCGCAGGCCTCGCATGAGTTTTTCGCGCGGGCGAGGATGCGCTTCCGGGTCGTGAACCAGCCGGTGCCGCTGTACAGGTGGCGCAGCTCGGGGCGGATCGGCATTAGAGGATTTCCCTCTCTTGCGGATTCCCGTTCGTCATGTCGCGCCGCCTCCGCGCCGAGCGGATCGCCTCGATCGACAGTAAGACCACGAATTCAATCAGGCGCGTGCCGACCATCACCAGCAGGATGCAGGCAACGCCCGCCGCGAGATCGAGCGCGAAGGGATCGATCGAGAGGCTCATTCGCTGAGCTCCACACGTCCGGTCTCTAACAGGTAGCGCACCCGGCGCTCTCTCCACGCGTTCATGTCGCGCCGCGGTTTCGCGCCCTGCTGGACGGCAAACGGGCGATGGAGGATGTCGCGTTTTTCGGTGCGGTTGGATCGGCGCACTGATCCACCAGGCGTCCGGAGAAGGAACTCCCGGAACAAGAGCTGATCGGCGTTTTCCATGCGGCCGCGAACATAGAAGATTTTCATAACAGGCCCCCGGCCAGGGCGTCCAGGTGCTTTCCGAGCTTCCAGCCGATCGCCCACGCGTCGCGTTCGATCTGCAACTCGTAAGGGTTCGCGCGGAGCGGTTCGTCGCGGTAATACGCCACGCGGCCAAGATCCTCGATCAGTTCGAGGCGAACCGACATCGCCCAGTCTTCGGGCGAAAACGCGCTAGCGGCCAGGGACATAACGGCTCCTTTGGTATCGCCTGGCCGTGCCGAGCTTTTGGCGGGCGACGCTTTTCGCCAGGCGAAGCAGCCGCTCGCGGCGCCGATTCCGGTCCCGCTCCAGGACGCCCTTCAGGGCGGCTTCGATCTTCTCGCGCATTTCGCGGGTCATGAACGCCCCCCATTTTCGAGCTCCGCGACCTGATCGGGAAACATCAACCGGTAGTAATTGCGCATTCCCGAATCGAGTTCCTGCCAGTGCAGCCGATCGGCATTCCAAGACCCCTCGTTTTCCCAGCGCTGTTTCCGGTGGGCCGATTTTGCCGCTGGCGGCGCCCCGGCCTCAAGCTTTCGCTCCGCGCGGTGGCGCTCCGCGGCATCCCGCGCCAGGTGCGGCAAGATTCCGTGAGACGTGTACTTGCCCGCTTTCGCTTTCGCTCGAATACAGTCCGCCAGGTACGAAACCGGTGCGCCATTCAAATCTGAGCGAACATGACTCAAGATTGCCGCAGGAACCACCTTCCCGACCAACGGGACGGCCTCTTGCGTGAGGCAGATTTTGAGCGGATCGATTGTGGGCGGCGGGGCGGGCAGCGGGGCGGGTAGA